GCATCGGTCGAGACCAGCGTATCGGCGAACCTCGTCTAATGGTGGAGTCCAAGCAAGAGCTCGACGCGTACATCAAGGAGCGTCAGGCCGCCGTCGGTCGCACCAAGGCTGGCTGGCTTCGTGCGCTCAAGATGATTCCCAAGCCGCTCCGTGCCAATGTCGCCAGCGGTAACTTCGGCGCCGATCTGCGGAACGCCGGATGGATTGCCCGACACGGCGGCTCGGGTCAGGCCACCGCCTCTCACACTGACAAGAACGCACAGGTGACCATCCAGAACTTCATCGGCAACATTAACGCCATCGCCGTAAAGGCTGACACGATGGGCCTTGCCCTAGGCAACCGCGTTAAGCAGATGGAGTCCGACCTCAATAAATACATCGCCCGCACCAAGCAGAAGATGCGGCTCTGATTACTTGTCGCCGCGGACTCGGACAAACACCGGGTGACGCAGTGACCCCTTTGGCGTCCGCATCTGAAAGTCTACCTCGGCGGTCTGGCCGATGAGCTGAGAGCGGTTAGCCAGGAGTGATTGGCGGGTGGCGTCATCCATGCCGGTGCCGACGCTGACATCACGGCGACCGCAACGAACGACGATGTGACCAGCCATGCCGGCGCACTTGCCCGAACCTTCGATGATGTCCACGATCTGGCCGTCCGTGGTGTCGGCGTCCTTGACCTTGAGCCAAGCCCTGGAGCGGATGCCGTGGGCGTAGGAGGCGGCGGTGTCCTTGACCATAGCACCCTCGAAGCCCTCGGAGGTAAAGCGGACAAATGCGTCCTCGGGGCTCATAGAGACGCTCGGGATGAGCAGGAGGGAGGAAGGGTAGGACTGGGCAAACAAAGCCTCCAGCGAGGCACGGCGGGTGCTGTAATCGCCATCCACGGATGGCAGGTCGAACAGCCAGACGCGGGCATCGTCGGCAGGGGCTTCGGAGCGGAGGTCGCCGACCGAGGTAAAGAACGACTTGCCGGACACGGCCTCGCCGTCGAGCACCCAGACGCCCTCATGGCCAGAGAGCAGGGACAGCACCTCATCGGCCAGATGGTCAAGGGACGGCATCGGGTTGCCGTTGCGGGTGGCGAACTCGACGCGGCGGGCAGAAAGGTCGGCGGTTATGATCACGCGAAGGCCGTCGACCTTGGGCTCGCAGACATAGGAAGCAGGCAGGGTGCCGTCATAAAGGCGAGCCAGCATCGGGACGCCGCGGCGCTTCGAGCTGCGGGCCTTGGGCTGACGCGGAACCACGTCCTCGAAGATGGCGAAGAAGGCGGCTAAGACTGGGTCCTGTTGGCAGAGCATTGGTGGAACGAGTGAAGCAAAGCACCCCTGCCCCCGTCCGTCAAGCCCCTTTCCCTACCAAACCGAGCAATGGTACAATGGGTACGAAGAGCATCCGTCACATCGTCGAGGCCACCGTCGCGACCTACCTCTCGACCCAGACCGGGCTGACCACCGTCACGTTCCTGACGGGCGACAACGCGGCCACCCAGACCCTGCCCAAGGCCGTGGTCCTCTGCGAGTCTGCCCGGGCACCTAGCGACCTCCCCGAGGGCGAAGGCAACTTCAGCTGCTCCGTCCGCATCACCCTGTTCTCGAACGCCGACGACACGACCCTCGCCGATCACCGCCTCCGCTGCGCCGCCCTGTCTGGCAATATGCGTGACCTGACCTCCATCAAGGCGGCCTTTACGACTGGGGCAGACGCGGCCTGCTATGACGTTACCATGCAGTCCGAAGACGAAGGGGTCGACGAGCGCTCCTGGGCGACGGCCTTCACTTTTGACTTACTGGCGGTCTTCCCCGCGTAAGGTTACCAAACCGAGCATATTCAAATGGCCGCCATCTCTAACGGAACGACCTGCCTTTACGGTGTCGCAGGAACTGTCACCAACCTCTTCGTGCAGTCCTACAGCCTGTCCTCCTCGTTCAACGCCGAGGCCACGGTGGTCGATGAAGCCGGCCTGACCAAGACCCACCGCCTCGACGATCGTAAGTCCGAGATTACCATCGAAGGTATCTGCAAGACCTCGACGATGCCGGTCCTCGGCGTGACCCTTAGCTTCACGCTCAACGCCCTCACCGCTTACCCGTCAGGCTCGGCCTCCGTTTCCTTTGTCGGCACTGTCACCAAGATTGACGAGAAGGGCTCCAACAAGGGCTTTACCGCAGTCACCGTAACGGCCATCGATTACGAAGGCATCACGCCTGCCTAATTGACTTAGCCCCAAGTGGGCTACACTAGGCGGCATGGACAAACGCTTCCTCGCTGCCTTCATCGACCCGGCACCTTTTCGGCTGCTGGGTCGTTCGCTTTACCCGTGGTGCCTCAAATACCGGGTGCGCCTAATGGCCTTCGACTCGCCACTGGTGACAGGCTCCCGCGGCGTCACCCCTGCCGACCTTATCTTCGCCTGCCAGGTGTGCGCCGAGGAACCCCTGGGCGAGATTGGCTGGCGCGATCAGCTGAGGATGATGTCTCTTTCGCGCAAGCCCCAAAAGTTCAAGGCCATGCTCGAAGCCTTCGCTGGCTACATCCTAGTGCAGGACTGGCCCAAGTTCTGGGAGCAGACCAAGAAGAGCAGCGCTGGGAGTAAGGGTGTGCCGTGGCCCCTATCGATTGTGGCAAATTTAACCGCGTCAGGTATCGACTATAAGCAGGCGTGGGAGATGCCGGAGTGTCAGGCCATCTGGCTGAACTCCGCCCTGGCTATCTCCAAGGGTGCGGACGTAGCGATCATGTCGCCCGAGGAGGAAGCCTTCATGGCCGAGGAGGAAGCCAAGGAAGCCGCCGCGGCCCCTGCTTCCAATCCTGCAAAGGAAACCCCCTGACGACATGGCCCAAGACCTGACCGTAAACATTAAGACGACCTCGGACGTCCCGCAGGCCATGGACAAGGCCAAGGCCGCCACGGTATCATTTAGCAAACAGGTCGAGGATATTCAGAAGAAGTTCAGCACAGCCTTCAAAGACTTCGCTTTTGCGTTTGTAGCCCCTCTTGTTATTTTGAACACGGCTTTGAATTACATTTCCGCCGAAATTGAGAAACGTAGGCAACTCATTGCCGAAGCCGCGTCATTTGCAAAAGAAACTGAAGGCAAGTTCTTGTCTTCTGAAGGTAAATATTTAACTGCCAAGGCGGCCAGAGAGGCCGAGGAAAAGCGTCAAAAAGAACTCACCGCATTGCAAGAAGTTCAGGCGCGCGCTAAGTTTCTTCAAGACGATCCCCGCGGCCAAGCTATCCTTGAAGAGGAAAACAGAAAACTACGTCAAGCCGCTGGTCCTTACTTGGGAGGAATGGGTGGCTCGTTTAATCTTAAAATGTCCCCAGAACAGGCGGCAGCCAATCCTAAGATTGCGGAAGAAATCTTCAGCATGATTAACGCCGAGAGCAAGGCATACGAGAAGCAGCTTATCGCCGAGGCCAACGCCAAGAAGAAAGACGAAGATGCAAAGAATGCTAAAAAGCCCGATGCAGACATGAAGGCATCCCACGTCTCCGGCAACGTCATCGGCGTAGGCGCCAACCCGGTGCTCTCTGCAATCCACGAGCAAGTCGAACTTGCCAAGCAGCAGCTTGAATACCTTCGCATGATTGCATCAAAGGGCGACAAGGCAGGCCCTCCCGCCGATCTAACCGAAAAGGGAGCCACGCCCAATACCCCTGCTTCTCCTTCTCGACTGTCCCTCCTTATCCCTCAAAAATAACATGGCCCTCGTAAACAACGGCAACGCTTTAACCACCAAGTTCGTCCAGCCTGGTGGCGTCTACCAGACTGACGGCTACGGCCTGCTGACTGGCAAGGCTACATACATCGTCGACCGAACCGTTGGCGGCACGGCAGTCGTTGGCGGTCAAGTGCACCCGCAGTACTCCGATATGTTCGTGCACAAGTTCACGCTTTCCCGGGGAGCCCTGACCCTTGATACCATCGACGCTGATTACGTCGGAGTAGACACGGTTGCCGCTGGCGGCGACATGACCCGCCCCAACGTCACGGCCTCTCACGGCCTGACTTCTGATCACATCACGACCCACCCTAACTTCTTCGGCCCTTCCACTGGGTTTACGACTGCCATCGCCGGCACAGGTACCGCGTTTACCACATCGACAATCAACCCAGACTACAAGGTCGGCGGCACATTCGGCGCTCACTTTAAAGGCACCGCCACAAACGCCGGCGGCTTTGTCGGATTCCTCGATTCAAGTACGGCCAGCAAGCAGTACTTTTACGGCAAGACACATTACCTTGCCCCGACGACATCCTTCTCTGGTTGCGTCTACACGACCAACGTCGTAAAGGTCACGACCCTCCGCGACAACGTGGGCCAGACAAGCAACACAAACTCTTTCGGTAGCGGGTGCAAATTACTACCCGATCACATCGGCACATCCTGGACGGCTACGGTCAAGGGAACAGCCCGCGACACCATCATGCTTTCTCAGGTGTCCTTCGAGGACTATTGCGTTCAAGCCACTGGCGTGCCTAAAATCTTTAAGATTAACTACGAAATTAGGTTTAACCGCGAGGGCTACCCCGCCGAAGTTTACAAGAGAGTATGAGCTCGACTATTCAACCAGGGGCCGGGTACGGCTTCACGTCTGGCGGCTTCGGCTTCTCGCTGGACACGACCAACCCATTTCAAGACGACGCCGGAGATGACTGCGTCCCGCTTCGCATTAAGTACAAGGGATACAACCCCACCGGGAGCGTTCATTCTTTTGAGGTATGCGTTGGCACAATCAACAACCTCGTTCCGCAGCTCTTGGAGGATGGCGTATGGGTCAAACTAGATCGGCTCGTAAGCGGAGAACCAAGCCCCCCTGTGTCGGTGATGAACTTCACTTCTGGGCTGACATACATCTACCTCAAGTCGGGTAAGGGAACAACTGGAGAGTTCCCGGATTCAGACACCACCACCGCTAACTATCCCCGAATCGAATCGAGCGGCACGGTGCTTGCGGACACCGACACCTTTGGGTACATCCTTTTGGCGCACGGTTCTGCTAACGCGTCAAACGTGATGACACTTTATCAAAACGTCACCGGCTCACTCTGGGCTGACCGCCTCAAGCTGGGAACACTGACGGCGCAATACTATTACGCCCGCGTCTAATGGGCATCTTAATCGGAGGGCCGGATACTGAACCCGGAGGGCCTACGACTTGGGGAAGGCTGCGCAGGGCGGTCGGGCAATACGTCGGGGCCAACGACTACCGGCTGCCAACCTTAGAGCGCTACAACAATATCGAATGGGACGCGGTGTATTACTTCACGTCCGCAGCGTCTGGCGGTTTTGTTAAGGGTGGCTATTACATCCCTGCCCTCCCCGCCCAACCCTTCCAGCCCATCTTCCCTTACATCCAGGTTGACCCAGCATCGCCCCCGCCTCCCTTGACCACGATTGCCGCCAGCTCCTTTGTGTTTGATGAAGATACGCTGGTCGCTCAACTTGTAGGCGAAGCGGTCACCGGGTACGGCGGGACGTTTAACTACACGGCCCCGATGAACACGGCTATTCAGTACATTCCGGGCGGCACCTACTCAGGCACTGCGATCACCGCCATCGGCAAACTGGCCCAAACGGTCTGACCCCCTCCCCCTTCCAATCTCGGCAACGATAAGACCCGATGAGCTGCACCAATCAAGTCACTGTCAGTCAGGGCAACACTTTTGCCTGCACATTCACTTGGACGCCCGGTGCGACTGGCCCTGCCAA